GTAGTTGTTGATACAACATTCTCAACGGCACTACGCAACGATTCTTAGTGTTCCGTTTCCAGTCATAAGCCGCCTTGCAATGCCAAGGTTTTCGAGCTCCACCCTGTACCTAATGGTCCAAGGTACCTCACGGAGAACCTCCTTAGTCCACATACTCCTTGTCATTCGGAATTGATGTTCGCGCATGAACCGGTTAACATCAAACCACTCCGCCATCCCAGCCCGGCAGGAAAGGATGTAGGAGAAGATGATGAGCTCGGGTGTCAAAACTGATGACTTACGGTAGTCCCTGAATCGCTCTGGATAAGCGAGCAGTGATATAAGTTCATCAGGTGATCGCCAAGCCCCAACATCCCGCCACTCTCTCGAAAGAAAATGTGGCGCGTCCGTGCTCTTACCCATGGTGCTTTTCTGAGCGTTGACTTGAATCCCAATCTTGGAACTCAGGACATCAGCAATCCGCTCGACTTCCTCTTTAGTGATGGTACACTTGTTGAAGAAGATCAAGTTGTCATCACCCATAATAATGTACTCGACTCTCTTGTTGAGAAGGATAGCCCAGTACTCCGTCATGATTTCATTGCACACGCCATTAATTATGGCAGTGAACTTGGAACCAGATGGATTACCATGAGTTACGTGCAGGATACCATCAGGAGTGATTAAGTCCTTAACGATAAACGACTGCACAATCGCATCCCAGAGTTTCCCATCTTCCTCACTTAAACATGGAAACATTCCTCTCAAGATTTCGAACGCAGTTCTAATGAGCCACGAGGGAATGGTGGCGTCATAGGACGAGTAGTCAAGCGAAAGCCAACTTTGTCCGAGAGCCCTATGTCGTGAGATCAACGTAGGGAGTGTTTGGTAATCATCTTTCCCGATAGCTGAATACGGGTAATCCGAAAGCCACTGGGTAATTGGATTTGCAAAGAGTGACTCAAGGATGATGATTAACATGGTTACCATGTTTACCGGGCGTTTCTTGTGCTTGCAGTCCAGACCTGGAAGTTCTGAACATTGAGTACGGAAACCCGGCACGATCGGGTAATCAAACCGACCGGTCTCGATGGCCTCTGCTACCCTTTCAGGTAGTGTGTGGATATACGCTTCGTCTAACATCTCTCCCTTGGAACGTTTTCCAGATATGATCGATTCATATCCTCCAGAGGTCGTCCAGTCAGACAGAAGGTCACGCGCCTCTTCTACTGAAGTAGGCAGCTTGATCTTCGACAGTCTCGCTCGAGAATACCGAGCTTTGACTACCTGGATAGCCGTTTGAAATTTGCGATTCCATAAGAAACTAGGTTTCTCAGGGGCTGCAAACTTCGCCCAGATCTGTTGCATGGAGGCATAGGTACCTACAGATCGCCCAAAGGGTAACCCATCAGTACTACTCCGGACCCGGGACAGCCTTGTCAATACGCGCTTCATTTGCTTCGGAGACAGCGCATAATCTAAGGCCACCTTAACGACTCGATCGTCGAACAGTGGCTTCGTCTCATCTCTCCGTAAACGAGACAGGGTGCTAGAGAGCCTTCTTTTCGACCCTCCGTCTAGGGGCAAGGTTTCCAATGAG